CAAGTCCTGTTGTTAATTCTGTTAGCTGCGAAGTCTTTGACATATAGTGTATTTATACTTTTTTCTTCTTCTCTTCAGCCTTGATTCGTTTTTGAATGGACTTGCCGCGCTTCTCTAAACGATCAAGTACCTGTTGCGCATCCATCCAGATGTCTTTGTCTTCAAGCATGTCTTTAATCTCGGCCTCTGTGAGAAAATCTGAATACATGTCTCTAAACAGGTTTGCGCTCCAGTTGCGTTCGTGAACCATGCCATGATACATCTCACCACCTTTGCCAGCAGTTCCTGCGCTATAGTTATGAAACAAGAACATACTATGATCTGTTATCATATACTCGTCAGCCATCAAGAAAATTAGAGTTGCCGCACTCATGCATGCCCCCTCAACGCTTACCATAATATGTGCTTCAGTTTCTGAGAGTGCCTGCATAAACTGAATTGTAGTAAACAAGTTGCCTCCAGGACAATTGATGTGAATTTTAACGACATCACTCTGACGACTGTTGCGTATATCATGAAACCATTGTATATAGTCACTTGCATCACCAATCTCTTCAGAAAGATAATATTCTTTGACTGCACCATAGTCGCTCGTAAAGCAATCATTTGCGCCGCCTTTTAGTAGATCCAGTAAGCCCTTATTTTGTATGTTGTGTTTATGCATGTCCAAATAGTTTTTTGGTATTATATTCATTTATAGTCTTAAAAAGTTCATCCGTCCAACAATCTCGTTTTTGCACAAAAACCAGCGGTTGTGAACTGTTTTCTACAGCCATAACGATTACTCCTTGACTTACTGGTGTGCCTGTACGCTCTTCACACATAATAGCATATGCTGCCATCTGTATAAAATAACTGTCAATCTCATCTTCAGTTTTAGCTCGAGAACTTGTCTTAAAATCGATTATGCTCAGCCGACCATCAAATTCTGCGATGAGGTCAACTCGACCAGCGAGTCCAAGATGATCTGAGTAGAGTGGAGCCTCTTGAAGACATACGTTATCGATTCGGTCATCCAAGACAGGCTTGATAGAGTTAAACATATCTTTTACATGAGGCATCTCTCCTTCAGCAAAATATGAATCAATGTTATCAATATATCGTTCAACCGCTGCATGTAAAGCTGTGCCTCGCGTGCTTGCATGCCGGGCTACACGTGCTGCTTCAACTTCGCCAACTCGTGCTCTCCATTCTTGAAGTGCACCTTTGTTACGAATGCCTAATACAGTAGTAATACTAGGATAGGCTTTACCATTAGGCGTCGTATAAAAGCGACCAGAAGTGGTAGTGTTTGCTTCTAGATCACTATAGCCAAGATCTATAGGTGAGTGCGTAAACTTTTTTCGATTCATTAGAGTTTATCCCAATCAACAAATAGTTTTTGTTGTATTTCTTTATCTCTTCGATTGTCATCAAAGCGATTTTTCTTAAATTTTTTATTGCGAGAATAATCATCATGACCATCATCGTAATAGCCATGTCCCTTTTTCTTGTCTCTATTTTTTCTGCTGCGTCCCATATCTCAACGGGTTTCTATTTTTGCTTGTCTTCCACTTGCTTTTTTTACTTTGTTTAGTACGTCATTCCATCCACTACCAGCACGTTGAAGTATTGTCTTGCCTCCTTCATATGATATACCAGGAGCTGAGATGGCGCGTTTTACGTTTCCAGCCAAAGTGCAGTGTGGGCATGGTTCGCTTAGCGGCAGGTCACGCGAATCCATAGGCAAACTTGCGTCCCAATAATAGTTGCAAGATGTGCAATTATATGTGTATGTCATATTATTCTATGCCAAGATTTGGAAAGGCCTTTTTAATGAGTGAAGATGTAAGTAGACTATATTTTTTATGTAGTTTTTTATCTTTCATTGCAATTAAAATTTCTGCATCAGATGCATGAACATTTTCTAACAGTTTGATAAAGGCCATCTCTTTTTTAATCTTGTCATATGTAGTATTACCAACTAAAAGGCGAGGCAACACATCAATCTGTTTTCTTAGCGGAGAAAAATTTACTCCTGCTGGGTTTGGACTAGGCGTATATGGAGGAGCACCTACCGGTAAATCAAATTTTATATCAGGACGAAATGCTGCCTGAAGTATAGTCTTTAATTCATAAGATTCATTTTCTTGAAGTATGCGCACACGATCAGCGACTTTGTCTGTCGCCTGTACGCTTTCAAAAATTTCAAACGGATGTTTTGTTCTGTTGTTTGATGCAGTTTGTGGTCTCATAATATATAGTTTTATTTATGTGTAAAAAATTCTTCAGCACATGATACTAACATGTTGCAACGCTTAGAGATAAGATAGTTAAGTATCTTAGAGTTTCCGACCGAAGCACACTCGGAATATGCAGATAGGATTGAAGCTTTTACATTTTCTGGTGTTTTGCTAAGATCAATTATTGTGCTATTACGAATATAGTTGCGATAGACTGTTTCTGGAAGAACACTTTGTAGTTTACCTTCATGCGCAGCAGCGATCCATGCTGTCATTTTAGTTGAACTGAGTGGTGTTTGGCGCCCGCCATCAACAAATACAGTATCAGATGATAGCACATTTGGAATGCCATCACCGCTGTCACCGCGAAAGATATGCTCATAGAGATAATTAGCCGGGTTTTTGTCACTCAACATCTTCTTAGTCATAGGGCTGTACTGAGAGACATTATCATACTTTTGAAGTTGAATAAAATCTTTGTCTGCGCTGATAATCATTACGGGTTCGTGCTGGCCAAACTCTTGAGTAGATTCAACGAGTGTGCCAATAACATCGTCTGCTTCTGCGCCCTGTACAACTACTACTGGATATGGCATATGCTCAACTATTTCATCACGTATCTTGTTTATAATACCAAAAATTTCTTTCCAGTCAAGATCAGACGCCTCACGACTCTTCTTGCGTCCAGCTTTGTATTGCGGATAATACTCTTTACGCCAACTGCCGCCATCACATGCGATAATCATACGTCCATACTTTTCTCTATACTTGAGATTATACATTCTCAGCGAATTTAAGATAATATGTCGCATAAAGTCCTCTGTAATTTTCCCAGGACGTGATTGAGAAAATATAGCAGAAATTGCAATTCCAGAATAGTCGATTAGTAACATGATATAATTATACACTAGTGTGACTCAAATGTACACTACTTTTTCCATAAACTTTTCACATGAGATGAATTTATTTTTACTCCAATAAATTCGTTGTAAAAATCATCTGTAAGCAACACCTCTTTGTCAAACTGTTCCTTTGCTTCCATATAAGACAATTCACCTTTAGATTTGCAGAGATATATGATTCGACGAATAAAATCTGATTGTCGTGATTCGACCAAAGCCTTTACAGTTTCACTGCTGCCATAGTATTTTTCCCAATCAGACTGTACACACTTTTTTCTTTTGCGCGTTTTGCCTTTTAGTGGAGCAAGTTTTTTTACACTAGATAGCAACTTTTTGCCAATATATTTTTTACCATTTAGACTATCAGTTATTTCATAGACAAACCCAATATAACCTTCATCAATCTTCTCTTGAGCAAGTTCGCGAGTAAAAGGAAGTTCATTATATAGCCATGTCATAAATTATATATTAAATTTCGTCATCACGAGAATCGTCTTCTGTTCCATAGATACGATAGGTTCCACAAAAAGGGCAATATTCTGGGTAGAGTTCTTCGCGTTCTAGATCTTCAAAATCTTCTTCGTCATCGCAATAGTATTTATCGTCCTCATCATCCCAAGAGACTTCGTAGACGTATTTGCATTTTGGACATCTGTTGTTTTCTATCATTATATTTAATATATTTAAATTATTTTCTGTTATTTATATCATCAACAACGGGGTCGTTCTTTCTTTCAAAATATGCGACAAATGGAACCAATGGCCAAACCAGCATTAATAAAAGAGCAGTGACGATAAATACTATTGCAACAAACGGAGCTACTGCAAACATACCAAGTGCATACCAAAATGGAGACAGTTTTATACAGTCTTTACCCTTCACATGTGCTGCAAGTTAAGATTGAACGTGCAAGTTCCTGTGCTGGATTTGCGCTACGTTGATAATACAACGACTTGACTCCTTGTTCCCAAGCAAAGATAAGAAGCTCGTTGACTTCTTTTGGCTTTGCAGTAGGTGCAATCATCAAGTTAAGTGATTGACCTTGGTCAATATACTTTTGACGTTGTGCTGCCTGAATGACAATTTCTTTTTGACTAATTTCACCAAAGGTTTTAAATACATCTTTTTCTTCTGCAGAAAGAAATTCTAGATGTTGTACAGAACCACCATGAGTAAGAACATCCTTCCATGTTTCTTGATCATTTTTGCCTTTTTCTTTGAGCAACTTTTCAAGATATGGATTGCGATAGGTAAACTTGCCTTTAGCAAGATCCTTAACAAAATAATTGCTGTTTAGCGGTTCAATACTTGGAGATACTTGTCCAAGTATAAACGAACTACTTGTAGTAGGAGCAATTGCAAGCGTAGTAGAGTTGCGTCGACCATAACCTTTCAACATAAATGGCTCGCCAAAAAGTTTTGCAAGTTGGGAGGTAGCAGAGTCTGCCTTGGCACGAATCGTACTCCAAATTTGATTGTTCATCATCTTTGCTTCCATCGATTCAAACGGTACCATCTTTGACTGCAACAGCGAATGCCAACCAAGAACACCTACTCCGAGTGCACGCTGATTAATAGCAAACTTACGAGGCGCTCTCATAAATTCATTGCCAGGATTTCCAGTCTTAAGAATAAACTCAGACATGACTGCATCCAAGAAATACACAAGCGTCTCTACTGCATCTGTCTCTGCAATCTCGTCCCACTTTTCAAGATTAAGTGAAGAGAGGTCACATACAAAACTTTCATCTTCTGATGTAGACAAAAAGATTTCTGTACAAAGGTTACTTGCATGTATCTTAAGACCCTTGTCTTTATACATCTGGGGTGCGCCGTTGTTTACATTATCAGAGAAAAAGATATAAGGATAGCCAGACTCAAATCGTTTTTTAATGACTGTACTCCAAACTTTACGTTTGTCTTTGTCGCCGCCAATCATACTCTTCATCCACTCATCTGATACACATACGCCTATGGACAAGTCTTGAATAGCATTGCCTTCAGAACGAATCTTAAGAAACTCTTCAATATCAGGGTGATCAATAGGCAAATAGGCTGCAAAAGAACCACGACGAACGTTGCCTTGCGAGACATAGTTGATAAGCGAATCGAAAACTGTAAGTTGATGATGCACACCTGTAGCAGCACCACCGGAAGATATTGGGGCTCCTCGACCGCGCACATCTCCAAAATATGCGGAAGTTCCTCCACCGACTTTTGACATTGTACCAATCTCGCCGACCTTTGAGAGGATTCCATTCATGTCATCAGGTATATAACTACCAAAGCATGAGATTGGCAACCCGCGTTTACGGCCAAAGTTTGACCAGATTGGAGAAGCAAGAGAATAAAAACCTCTTGACATATAGTCTACAAACTTGTCTGAAAAACCAGGCATATCATCTAATAACGCCTGCGCTCTATCTCCAATGTCCTGTATTCTCTGTTCTGGAGTTTCTCCCTCTAAGAGATATCCTCTCTCTAAAAATTTTCTACTATCTTTATTTAACCAATATATTTTATCACTCATAATATAGATCTATATATCACATCAAAACAGGTCGTCTTCACTAAAGCTTTGATTTTTCTTTGAATATTCAGTCGGGCGGGTGTGAAAAAAATCCGCCATATTGTTGCCAAGTAGTTCTTCTTCAAACCACATAGTGGACTCAAGCAACTCTCTATCCACTTCAAATACTGGTTTAAAACTGATTTGAGCAAGGGATTCATTGATACGATTTTTAATAAACTCTTTAAGAATTGGTGCTGATAGCCCAGGTTCGTTTATGCCATTGATCATCCAGTCAACAATCTTAGCTTCAGACTTGTATGCCTCTTCAGCTTCATGCGCGATGCGTGCCTCAAGCTCATTGTCAAATAGTTCAGGATGCTCTTCACGAATTGTGTTTATAATCTTTATACCAACAAGAGCATGAATGTTTTCTTCATTGCGAGTATACTTTACTTGCTGATCTGTGTCTTTAAGTACATTTTTAAAACGAGCGAACCAGTTAATAATATAAAACTGAGAAAATAACGAAACATTTTCAACAAAAAGAGTGAAAAGAATCAAAGCATAGAGATACTGCTTCTTTGAATCTTTATAAAACTTGTGAGTATACTTACGAAGATATTTAACACGACCTTGTATCCATTCAAGTTTAAGATTCTCTTCAAAAATATCTTCTAGTTCAAGCACACTAAGTAGACGCTCATAGGCACTATTATGAATAACTTCAATGTTTGCCATAACATAGCCTAGATCTTGAAGACTAGGATGCGGCAGGTTTTCTCCCAGTTTGGCCCAAAAAGTTTTTACTGCAACTTCAATTTGTCCAACTGCTGAAAGTGTACGCACAATAATCTCGCGTTCTTGATCATTTAAATCAACCTTAAATTGCTGCACATCAGATTTAAAACTAAACTCTTTGTCTGTCCAAAATCCATTGTGCATGGCCTCAATAAACTGCTCTGTCCATGGATAGTGGTTTGGTTTGCGGCTAATTTGTTCTTCGAAGATGCTGTGTGTATTATTGTCGTTCATGTTGGAAAATGTTACGCTGTGTAGCAGATGTTTATTATAAACAGAAAAAGGCGAGTTGTAAATAATTTTTTACACGTCTCATGATTCATTCATGGCACGTTTGCGTATGCTACGAAGAGCGCCACTAACAGAATCACGTAGTACAATTGTATGCTTGCTATTTTTCTTAGCATAATTGTATAAAGCTTGCTGCTCCTCATCTGCCATATCTAGATATTTACACCAGCGTTCAAACTTATTTCGCCCGGTTTCAAACCGTCTAAAGATGTCAGTTGGTACATTAAAAAGTCTCCATGTTGCTCCACTTTTAGGATAGTCAGAAGGTGGCATTGCAACGTCTCCAGTAACTACTTCTTCGTTTTTCATTGCTTAATATCGTGTTGAGTTATTAATACTTTTTGTCCAGTCTTACAATGCACGGCGTCATACACATTTACGCCAAAAATATTTCCAACCGGGCATGAATTTTCTGCTATTGATATTGTTGTATTCTTGAGAGCCAATATGTCTCCAGTTAGTTGTAATGGTAGGTTACGCGTTAATTTGTATGTTCCATGACGAAGAGTGTTGTCTTCATTGAGATACCAAAAAGACTCTTCAAGATGAAGCGCACGTGGATCGCACCCAGTGGCCTCTTTGATAACCTTAGCAAGTGCTCGATCAGAAACTCCAGTTTTTTCTTTTATGAGATAGAGCGCCGCAAGATACGAAGCAATTGTAGTCTTGCCAAATGGAATTACATTAAGCATACGTTTAACGTTAAAGACCAATTTATGAAAAATATTATACTTACTTTTTTCTTCACTTGTTTCTGGTTTGCGAATTACATTTCCATCAGCATCAATGAGGCCCATCTTATAGGCTCCAGTTTTTTTCCATGGAGTAGTGAGTAAGCGTAAAAATCTAAATGCGTAAACAGTGTCTGTAGTGCGTGTTAGGAGTCCCATAGTTTTAAATTCTTTGAAGTGTTCGAGCTACGTATAGATCAATAGGTATATTTATATATTCACCTTCTGGAATATAGTTTAGATACAACAAGAATGTTTTAAGTGCTGGCCAACTGTGTTCGTTTACTCGATTAAAACACATGCGTGTTGCAGCTTCAGTATAAAACATGTTATGAAGTATAATGAGATGGTTTAAGATTAGCCTCTCTTGAAGTATACTCTTGTCCTGATATTTTTTAAAAAGTTTTTTGATATACTTCAGATGAGCAAGATCTGCATGAAATTCTTTTATGTCTAGACAGCGTGGATTATTATAATGCTTAGCCGCATAGACTAAAAAATTTTTATCCGTTAACTCATTTACCAACTGCATATTATAATTTATATCGTCGTTTACTTCGACAATAAATCAGTTACAGTCTTCCCTTTTTCCCAAAACTTACAACTCCAATAACGAGCCTTCCACTTTGGACCCGGATCTGTATCACACTGATGGCGAGCTCTAAAACTTTTTAGACGCTCTGGATCATCTCGTTTAATCTCTGCCTTTGGATCACCAAATCCAAGTTTTATGACGTTGCCCTTTTCATTACGCACATAGACATAAAACTTATGCTTTTCATCGTCGCTACGCCACGGTTCATTGAGAGTCACCTTACGACCATCATATTCTGCCTGCTCAGAGATATATTCTTTAAAACGCATCATAATATATTAGCGTGAGATTTCTTCCCAATCTAGAGATGCGTGAATTTGTGCTGGATTACCACCTGAGGCAGTGCTCGCGGAAACTACTAATGATAATTCATTTGGAACTCCACTTAAACCATTGCGTTCAAGTTGAAATTTAAATAGCGCTTCTTTTAAAATATCAAGGGAAGGTTTGCTCTGAGTTGTAGAGCTCATATAACCAGATGCCAATATTCTTCCACCGGTAATTGCACTAGCATCCATCTTATATTCTACAGCTGAATCTGCCGATGCTGGCTGCCAAAGTCCACTTCCACCAGTAGTTGCGCCTCCTGAAACTACTTTCCATTTATAGTTAGTTGTTGATACAGGTAATATTGAAAGAGCAGTAAGAATTACAACTGCATCCAGTTTTGTAGATTTTAATCTCATCGTAAGTATTGGATAATCAGTGCCCGCAGCAGTTATTAAATTATATGGAGCATTAATTGCAGTGCCTATGCTTTGTTGCGCTCCATATAGTTGATATCCACCTTCTGAAATTACTGTAGAGCATATTTGCTTAAGAGTACTTGTACTGCCAGTGTTAGAGGCATTTTCAATTTCGTATCGCAATGGCAGTGAAGCAGTAGTTATGTATGTAGAAGCAATTATATTAGCATGATGAAATGTATGACATACAACAAATTTTCCATTAATTACAAAACCAACTCGAACGCTGCCAACTCCCAACCATTCAAAATCCATCCATAAAATTTGTGCTTTAGAAATATCAAGAGTAAGTCCAGACGAACCAGTCTCATTTAATAGTTTATCGCCATTCCACTGTGATTGTGGTATTTTGATATTTTGCAAAGATCCATTTACAATTGTGCGTTTTACTATATTTAAAGTCGTGCCATCAAGTTCAAAATAAATGCCATTATCGGCACCATAATATCCTACACGTTGCACTAATCCTGCTTTTGCAGATGACATTACAAATGTATTGAGAACTAGCAATGATTTTCCAGGTTGATATGAAAAAACCTTCGTCGTTTCTCGCTTTACAGATGAGCCAGACAGTGCAGTAACACTACAATCAATTAGACCTTGGTTTGCATTAAATGTTGCTGTACCGCTACCAGCTACTTCAGTACTCCAAAGACCATTGTCAGCAAATCTATGACTAGAATCAAATAGAGTAAGCGGTGAAGAAGTGCGCAGTCGCCCAAATGCATCAGTGATTGTTCCGCTTGGAGTAATCTGATCTGCAAGCATGCCAACCTCATAACGAGCATGTTTACGAGTTAGCGAACTATCAGAAGTTAAAAATTGGGTTGGCATATTTTTTTATTTACAATTTTAGAAACTTTGGTATAATAATTAATATTAGCTTTTGATGCTAGTATTAAGGTATAAATCTAGATTTTTTATTAGAATCCTGAAAGTTCCGGGACGGATGGCTAATGGGTTTTAAGGCGAGATAGAATTAGTTGTTAGCGATGCTACTTTTTACCTTTGAGAGTACGCTTGTATCACCAGTTACAATTGCAATAAGTGATTGAAATGTTGAATTTATAAGATCTTTTTGTGACATTGACAGCGGTTTGTCTGCGTCAAGTGCACGCATAGCAAGTACGAGTTTAGGAAGTTCTTCTCTTGATACAAGTCCGGTAGAAGCAAGTTGCTTAAAGCGGGTCATATCAACCTCTTCGTTTACTTCTTCATACTCATCTGCATCAACTGTGACTTCATATTTTTTATCTACATTTTCATAGAGATCATCAAGTGCTAAATAGATTGCTGTAATACTTTCGCGCGTTTCAGAATCAATTTCATCAAGGTCAGAGAGAGTCTCATATAATTCATCTGCCATTTCACAAATGTCTTCTAGTTCTGATAGTGCTTCTCCGGTTGGATCAACTTCTTCATCAGACTGCTCTTCTTTGATGGTACGTATACGCTTCATGAGTGCCTTATTGACATCATTCAACTTGGCATAGCTTTCAGTGCCATCACGGTCGATTAAACGCCATGGAAGGCGGTCATCATACATAACTGCAAAAAAGATGTCTGCCCATTTTCCAGCACGCATTGGAATGCCCCAAAGTTCTTCTACTTTTCCACGATTAGGTCCTGGTTTGTATGTAGAAGATCCGATTGGAGCCTTTTCAAAACCTAAAGATTTTAGTGTAGAAATAAATACCTTATATTCTGCCATCATGCGACCGAGCAGCTCGTCACCAGATGATTCGTTTAAAATTTCGTTTAATGATTTCATGCTTGTTGAATATACTTATTAAAGGCTTCTTTTAGTTCTACAATTGAAGAATAGCTTGGTGATGTGGATGCATACTCATAGAGTGCATCTGTGTCTTTGCTGCCAGTAGCAAGTGAAACAATCTTCATTAGACGAAGAGTGTCTAAACCTATTTCAGTCTCTTCCTTGATTGGATAGCCAACTTGTGCAGTCTTTTTAGTCTTTACAATCTTTAGCTTTGAAGGATGCTCACTTGAAATTGGTGGAAGGTGTGCGCTGCGTATGCTACGCTTTGCTCCGTCTTCACTTGATGCGGTTGCAACTACTGTGCCGTCTGTAGTGTCTACTACAGCATAGAGTTCGCGCATTTCATCAAGTTCTATAGACTCTTTACGAGTTTTCTTACGAGATTTCATCATCAACTCATAGGTACGTCCATCATAACCGTTTTTTGCCCACAATTCGTGTTCATCATCGGTTAGACCTTTCATTAAGTCAGCAATTGCTTTCCAGTTTTCTGTATCGATATATCGATTGATTTGACTTGCAGAGACTGTGCTTTCTTCAAGTTCAACTGTGCTCTCATTGCGTTGAGCAGCATAGTATGCTCCGAGTGCCATATTGATGCGTTCTTTTTTTGACTTTCCGGCAAAGCGAGAGTTGTCGCTGTCGATAAAATCACGAATCCAATCTCCGACCGGATCACTCTTTTTTAGTATTTCAGATAAGCTTTTAGTTTTCATATATTGTTGTATGCTTTGCCCAGGTGTGTCTTTTATATATTTATACAATAGGCCTTTTGTGCCCTCAAAGCCGGCACCATATTCTTCATCGAGTTCCAAATTCATGACCTGCTACTCTTTGCATTTGTGCTTTAAATTCTTCGAAATCTGGTTTGTCTTTGTAATATTTAATTGTACGTGAAGAGTCATCTTTGCCCTTTATTCTCCATTTATATCCAGCTTCTAAACGATCTGGTTTGGTAACCTTTACAACTCGACGCTCATAACCAGCCTCCCATGTTTCTTCGTCGAGCATCAACTTTTCTCGTATGTCATGTATAAAAAATTTAACTTGTTTGTCTTCAGTTTCATTTACACACGTCACATAGTTAGGGCCGCGATTTATAATTTTATATTCAAGGTTGTTTTTTATTGCCACTACAGAGTCTCCCACGTTGTATATCTCACCAGAGATATAGCGTTCACGAGTTTCACTTAAGGTATCAAACTGAACGTGTTTTCTAAAACTATGACTTTCTTTTAGTCCCATGCCTTTGCGCACTGCATTAAAAAGATCTTTTACGTCGCCATATGTCTTTGGCACGCCCTTTGCAAACGTTTCAAGGTCATTGTCTGCTGCTGCACTTCTCATCTTGCTAGCACTAACGGCAAAGGTGCTTGCACCAGTACGGCTGTCAATATCAGGATCACGTTGACCAGTTGATACAATGTTTATGCCATCAGGAAATTTATAATAGCCATGCGTGCCCTTTACGCCGTCATATTTACGAAGCAATGCCTTAAACTCTTCAACGCGATCGCTACCAACAGCAACTGTAAAGCGAGTATAACCTTCATCATATGCACTTGTTGCTATGTCAAATACATTTTTAACAGACTGATCTAATATAATATTGCGACCATATTGTGGAAACATTTTACGCATAAATTTAATCTTTTCCTCATAACCCAAAGGATTTTTCTTTGGATCTTCACTTTGAGATGCGTATATTCTAAATGGTTTACCTTTTGCAAGTTTTGCTATGGCTTCAATATTTTCTTCATGGCCGCGTGTAGGCGGATTAAAACGGCCAAAAGAAACTATAATTTCAGAAGTCTTTTCTTCAGTGTATGTCTTAAATGATTTTAAGTGAACTCCCATAATTTTATTTTTTTCTAAATCGTGCAACTTCCTTTGCCCGCACTTGTGTTAATAACTTTGCTGCTAAAGAATTTATAAGATTTTTTTGTTTTGACAGCGCCTTTTCAACTCGTGAACGTGCAGCATAGGATACTTCACTTTTGCTCTTGCCTCCAAGTAAACGTTTAGCTAGTTGGTTACGAGCTGCGCGACGTGCACGAGCTTTTAATACTTCATTTGATGCGCGACGGCGTTTTGCCCGTTCGCGACCAACCTTTATGCGACTCTTGAGTCGACGCATAGCTGCACGGCGCGCCATACGTTGCTGAATAGTTAATACTTCAACAATTGTTTCTTCGTTTAGCATTTGCAACACACTATCACGAGCATTAGTCAATATTCCTATTTTGTTGAGTGTGTCTTTTGTTTTTTCAGCAGACTTTAATTTTTTAAGTTCGTCATTAATTCTACGAAGTTCTGCATTCAACTCATGTTTTGACATAGTATCATAGACAGACTCTTCTATGTCATGACAGTCACAATCACAGTCACAATCTTCTGGACACTCACATTCTGGGTCCTCTTCACTGATCATCCAATCTCGTTTGCGTTTTTTGTATGCAGTGATCATAATGTCGAGCGGATCATAGTTATATGAGCCATCTGTAGGGTCAACTGTTAGTAGATCTTTGAGTCTTACTTCTTTTTTCATATGCAGATTATATATTTATACTTATTTACCCTTATGCTGTGCCCACAGGTCAGCGTCTGTAGTCTTTTGAGTAGGTCCACCCATAATAAAGCTGTTGACGCGAGCATATGCCCACTGGTGCTGTGAGGCGCCGGGACGATGACCAGTTTTCCATGCAGCCATACCACGATCAAATACTTTTTTAAGAATGCTGTATGCTATGCCAGTCTTTTCTGCTTTCTTTTGAAGTGCTGTGGTTTCTGATTCTTCAAGCTCTTCTCCATATTTGTCAGCATATGCCTGCGTCCATTTAGATGTTTTTGTATTGGCGCGTGCATCTCCAGGCGCAGGTTTGTATGCGCTTGGATCATCATCACTCATGCGTGTCTGACGATTAAAGTGAGCGCTACGTTTGTCAGATGTACTCTTTGACAAGCCTCTATAATAGGCATTATTCTCTAATAAAAATTCTTTAAATGTTTGTATCATAGCGGTGTTGTTGTAAAGTTTGTTATATATTGATCGTCAGTATAGCTAACTTTTGTGTTTTCTACGCTGTATATATTGCTATCAATCTTGTATCCTGGATTGCATGTTATAGGCTCATCGCTCCATGCTTTGTCATGCCACAAGATTCGATTGTTTGGATATGCATAAAAATGACCACTGTCCGCTTTAAAAAGATGAGCACACTTGTGTTCGCTCGTCTCTGAGAAGTTTGTGTCTAATACCCCTTTATTTTCCCAAGCCCAATCAAGAGTGAAAATATATTCACCCCAGACTTTAGCAGCCGATGGAGTTATAAGTTGTGCTCTTAAACCCCTAAAGCGAGAGCGAATAGAAACATCAATATACGGACTAAAGCAGTCCCAGTAGACAAGCTCTTCGAGTGGAAGCGGATCGCACTCTTTCCAACAAAATGCTGAGAGCGGACGACGAGTCCAGTTTACTCCATTTGACAAGAATGCTTCAAAGAGTGGAACACGATTTTCAATAGAAGCTACTGAGTGTATATTGACAGGAGTATATTCGCCATGACCCTTTTCATGATTAAAAAGATATTCGTTTCTTATGAAACATGTAATATTCGGAGTGTTATGATTTAAGTATGGCATCGCTTATCTCTCCCAACCCTTTATTATATTTGGATCAAAGTTATTCTTAGAGAAGGTCATTCGGTCGACAAGCTTGACCACATTTTGTTTTATATGATCATTGATAGCAAAGCCTTCCTGTCCTGTTACTCTAAAACCATCAGTAGTACGCACAAACGTTGACATCTTTTTAAGTGTTTCAAGTTTGCGTATTATAATAAGTTTTGCTTCAACAATAGCGTTTTGTAATGCATAGACAAGTTCTAGATTTTTCTTGTTTTCGTCAGAGAAAAACTTTAAAAACTCATCACGTTTAGCAGTCGCACTTGCTTTGCCAGCTTCACTCTTTTTAGATTCAATGTCTTTTGCATATTTGTCATTTATCCATGCAAGAAGATTGCGAACATGAGCAGAGGTATCGATTATAGTTTCACCGCGTCGCACGAGTGTGTTGTTGAATGTTTCAAGAGTCTGTGCAAGTGATTGATCTGACTCGATTTCACGAAGAGTTGAACCACTAATCTTTTGAAAGAGCGACCCTGCTTTTGATAGAGTCGCTGTTAACTCTTCAGTCTCCTTTGCGGTTAGAGTAGCTTTGCCTGAAAGATCACGTATGTATGTGTCTGAAAACCATACACCAGACGTCTTTTTAAGAGTGCCTGAATCAAAGCCATAAGAAGCCTTCATCGTTTCAAAAGAGTCTCCAGAGTATTGTGTATGAAACATTACACCAATCTTAGATGCCTTTATAGTTTTTGCAAGAGTGCTGTCAGCAGGAATTGCATAGACAATTGTGTTTGGTTGAAATGTAAGATATTCAACACCGTCAAAACGTTCTGTCTTTAAATCTTTTTGTGTATAGGCAAGATCTCCTTGCAATACTCCTTTAATGCCTAGTTTTTTAAATTCATTAAATGCTACAGTTAATTTTTCTGCAAGGTCGCCACTTGTATCAGCCTTAATATCACGCTCACTCTTATAGACTTTTGGATTTTTATTAAAAATGCCTTTCTTGGCAACAAAAAATGCTCCATCACTTGGATCAGTTCCAACAAATATTGCTGGAGCACCGTCAAACTTTGCAGCAACGTCATATGACTGTGGACTGTTTCCAGCTAACATGTCTCTCATGCTGCGTAATGCAATGATTGCTTCACGAGTGCCCTTTACACCGCCATAGAGCACTTGATCCTCAATATGAACCATATGAAGATTTTTACCTTCCGTACTTGCTTCTGTTATGTATTGTTTAAAACTTTTCATTTGAATTCTGTGCCTTTACGAGATTTTATTGGACTAATTCCAAGTCGCGTTCCTTTAATGCCGGCGTCAGAACGATCGCCTTTGTAAATTGCCATTAACACTGGTTCAAATCCATCAGCATCAACTGATTCCCCATTAAAATGAACATGATTAGAATCTAAAAAATAATATTGACCTTTTTTAATAATTTTTACTGGTCCCTGCAAAAGAACACTTACGTTTTGTTCACTTAGAGAAGCACCAAATTTATTTCCATAAACAGACAACATTTTTAATTTTATATCTTTAATTTTTCTATACATTGTTGTTGCTGGTGGTAATCCATCAGGAAATTTAGTTTTTAAATCACTGATAAATTTTTGTGTTTCTTTATGAGAAAAAATTAACGGCTCCTTAGCAGCAGAAAGACCTCCCCACTGTTGAAAATCATTTGGTTTTGATCCGGCTTTATGTGATATCCAAACAATGGTTTTACCATTAATATCTAATAATTCGAAATCAGATTTTGGTGTTCCAGGTGTAGTTTGCGCAGTATAAACATTATATATTTTTGATCCAACCTTTACTTTAATTGTTGAAGATTTTTCTTTTGCCTTTGCATCATCAATTTGCTTAATTAGTAATGATAATTCTTTATCTTCAATAGCAGTACCAGATCCACTTCCACGACCGCCAAATTCAACATTTTTTGCGATGTCTTTAAAGGAATAAACATTTCCCTTTGTGTCATATAGTTTAACTCCAGTTGTTGGTTGCCTCTTTTTAACTATATCAAGAACATCTTTAGACTGTATAAAAATTACTTTTTTGCCGTTGGTTAATTCAAATGGCTCATTATTTTTTAACTTTTTAATAAAAAGCTCAGCGCGCCAGTCGTATTTGTATAATTCTTTTCCAGCTAAATTTGACATTTCAGTAATATATGTTTTAAAACTAAGCATTCTATCTATTTATACCCTCTCAACAATGAACAACTTTCAAAAAACGTCATATAGAGCTCAAGTTCACGCTCGTCCGCTTCCTTTTCCCACGGAGCTGAATCATAGTCATATTCTGAACAGTAGACTCCTTTCCATCGGGCACCTTCGTTGTCGCCGCTATAAAGGACAAGCTCTCTTCGAACATACTGCTTAAGATGAACCATTTCATGTGCTAGTATCGTTAACATAAGATGATATGAATCACTTTTATTGAGTCTTACAATATAGTCAATGTCTGGTTCATCGACTCCACATTGACAACAGTCACCATGCACACGTTCAGATTCTGACAAATTATCAATAAGTTGAATTACTATGCGTATCTTTCGAATGCGTGGACACAATGTTTTTAGATAAAAATATGCAGCATTTTTTATAAGATTGTAAAGGCGGCGGTCACGTCTGGCGCCATGTACCTTGATACTTATCATTCTAAAGCTACTTATAAAAAAACGGGATCCTCATAGAAGACCCCGTTTTTTTAATTGTATATGCTAAACGATTATGCGTAGGACTCGATCATACGAGCAAGGTCACCATCAGATACTTCAACGCCGGCAGCAAGTGCGCCTGCTGCCATATTTAAGCCGCGTGATAGTTTACGAAGGTTAGCACTCTGTTTGCTTTTGCCTTTACGAAGCAAATCAACAACATGCAAACGAGCTTTTTGATCAAGTGAAAGACCGTCTTCAAGCTTCATATCTCCTACAATCTTTTCCATAAAGTCATAGATTTCAACTTCAGTAGGATCGATGTTGATGATAAAAGCACGTGTACGTAGTGCACCATCTGGATCAAGTTTGTCAAGGTTAAGGTTTGAGATAAAGATAATTTTACCAGTAAATTCAAAGTAACGAGGAATCAATCCTTGATCAATAATTTCGTCATCACTCATGTCGTTTTCAGGATCGACAACATTTTTACCCATTTTATTCCAAACAAGTTTACGAATCTTTTTGGTGTCAGTAGCAGCCTTTAATAGGTTACGAGCTTCCTGATCGCCAAGTGCGTCGTCACTGTCATCAAAGAAAACAATATCATTTTTGTAACGGAACAACAATGAATAGAGACCAGCAGCACTTGCGGAACCGGTATTTTTAAAATAACCATTGCCATCGCGCAGTCCCATATCAGCAAGTATCTTTTCAGTTGTATGAGTTTTACCAACTCCACCCTTACCAGAAACAAAGAGCGCATTTGATGCGCCGCTAACAGTGAGTTTAACTAGGTTTTCAAGATCTTTTAGCTGAGCTTCAAATGATAGGCGCTCACGATCTGCTTCAATTTGTTCTACTTCCGGAGAATAACTGTATTTTTCTTTAGCAGCACCTTTAGAAACGACACCGGCTACGACTCCAATACGAGCCATAATCTTTCCCTTTTCAGCTTTGATTTGTTTTAAGTCTTTTGCCTTGCCGACCCAAACATACTTGATGCCTTGCTTTTCAATATAGTTTGGATATGCTGCCGAAAGAGCGTCAAAAATCTTGACTCCAGGAATGCCGTACATGCTGTAAATCTTACTTTTTACAAAGTTTGGGTCAACAAGATAGTCAGCAATCTCATCAAAAATAGCTTCAAAGTCATGACTGCTACGTGCTTCATTTAGCACTCCTTCATAGAGTGGCACTTCGTCAGGCATAGACATAATCTTGCCAAGTTCAACAGTGCCTGCACTTATAATATCAGCAACAATTGGCAATGTCTTTACAAGAGAGACACTCTGATCAAATTCAATATGAAATGGAGTTGGGCTCTTACCATTCCAGTAATCAATAGATGTTAAGTTATTTAGACCAGCGAGCGAGCTTTGAGTCCAGTTAAAACGAATACTTTGGTTGCGCTTTGTAGTATAGAGACGTAGTCCAAAACCAGTGCCATTAGAATTCTTGTATTTTTCTAATCCGGGATATTTAAAAAATGTAGTACCAGTCTTTTTCTTAAGGTAGCGTTGAATGATGAATGCTGCTTTTTCTACAGATGATGTAGAGAGCGCCTCTGTTAGGTAACGTTTAAATTCGGTTAGTTTTGACATATAGTGTATTTATAAAATAATTTATGTATTATTTATATAATTACACGTTTATGCTACTATAGTCTCTATTTTTTCGTTGACTATTAAATGGAGTACTTACTACTGGAGAACTATCACCATCATTGGTAATATTTGCCATAGGATCTGAAATATCATAGAGTCTCATCTTAGAAAGATCAATTCCGATAGTAAATCGTTTATTGCTTGTTGGATCATTATAACGATTCTTGAGTTGCTTAACCATAATCTGATTCATTTTGTCAAGTTGTTCAGTTCGAATAAATGCAAGCATCAAATCGGCCGTTGCGGGAAGTCCAAACGATTCTGAGGTGTCAGTAATTTCTACATCTGAATTATTAAATCCTCCGCGAGTGACCTGAGTGGCACTCCAGATTGGAACATTAAACTCTACAGCAAGACCACGAAGCTCCTCAGCAATACTCTTGATAAAACTATAGGTGTTGATGCTACCACTTAATCCTTTAACACGTGAAGACGCACAAATATTAAGATAATCTACATATATGATATCGGGTTCAAACTTCTTTTTAAGTTTTAATTCGAGCAGCAGTGCTCTAAAGTGACCAACATGTGCCGCTGCAGTTGGATATTCCTTCACAATAAGTTTTCCATGAGTGCGTTTAGAGATGTCCTCTACACGAGAATGAAATTCGCGTTGAGACAGGTCTTTGATTTTATCAATTCGTATATCAAGCAAATTAGCATCAATACGTTCTGCAATACGCTCTTCTGCCATTTCAAGAGTAATATACAAGACATTTCGCCCTTGGGCAAGAGCAGCAGCAGCCATGTGACACATGCCTAAACTCTTGCCGCAACCTGTACCAGCGAGAATAATGTTTAGCGTCTTACGTGGAATGCCTCCGCCAGTAATTGTATTAAACATATCCAAGTCAAAGGGAATTTTATCTTCTGTCTTGTGATAAAACTCATAGCGACCATCTACGTTTTCAAGATAATCATGCCCAACGTTTGTATCAAATGTTACGCTTAGTGCCTTACTAAGTATACTTGGAATTGCTCCTTCTGCTTTGTCAGGAGACTTGCCATCAATAATAGAAACTGCTTCAATAATAGCAAGATGAACTGCTCGATCTTTACACCACTTTTCGGTTTGAACAAGTAACCATTCATGCTCAACTGAAAAATTTTCATTTAACGTTGAGATTGATTGTGCAATTGCGCCTGCGTCTGTACGACGAGTATGTTCGGACTGTTGAAATTCAATTGCTAACGATGATGAATTTGGGAGTTTATTATACTTTGTTATAAACTGCAATATAAGACCATATATCGCCTTATGATGTCCTTCAAAATATTCTGGTTTTAGGTGTGGTAGGGTTTTACGACAAAATGCTTCGTTATTGACTAGATTTTTAATTATGATGTCTTGAAGATTATTCTCCATGGTTTCCTATTTTATATTCTTGGTTTGAAAGTATATCAGATAATACGTCTCCGATATAGTTTTTAAAATCTGCATCAGAATGCAATGTTTCTTTATCGCATCCAGTTGGAGTAGACATTATATTATATGCATACGATAATGTACACATTTCTTTTTCTGCGTCTTCATTTATTTTTATATTTGCATACTTATAGATGGTATCTACATACGGCCCACTAACAAGTCGTATTGCATACACTTTGTCATTTGCAGGATCATCTACAAATATATAGTCAGATATTTCGCTCGGCATAAATTTTAATCGCAAGAATTTCCATACTTCTGTGGAAGCCAGACATATGATGAAATTACATACTTTGGGTTAGAGATTGGAGTTGCACCCTTATGTGGATACATATAATAAGGTGGAAAACAGAGCACATTACCAGCTTCAGGTTTTATTGCAATTTCTGTGCCAATATCAAATAACGTTTCACCCCCTTCTGCAACGTCGTTAAGATACCAAAACATTACAACTGCACGTTTACTTGATGGAACATCACAATGATCAGTGTGCCAATCAAAGAGCCCAGTTCCAGGCTCATAACGTTTTATTCGTGGCGCCTCAAAATCTTGTAGAGGTTCATAACACGGTAAACGATCCTTTAAAATATTACACGTTTTTTCAAGATAGTGTTTATTGACTGCTCTCATCAACGTCATCATTGGAACCCTAAACTCTTCAAATCCAGGATGATCAAGCATGTTAATCTCTTCAAAATCAAGGATTTTATTTTTACGATGTACCTTTAAAGGATCATTTTTTGATATTGAATCATATCTCGCAATCAATGCCTCGCACATATCAAGCGGCATCGCGCCTTTTAATAGAAGTATATAGTCCGCCAAAGTCTTCATATCAGACTTCTTCGTCTTCTACAATTGGGTCTGAACCGCCATCAATCATGTCTCGCAGACCAATTGTATACTTTTGTTTGATATGTGAGGCAAATGTTGTCTTTGTAAAGATAGTCTCCCAAAATTCTTTTGTCAGCGTTTGTGCTGCGCGAAGGTTTCCTGTAAGTTCAGTTTTTGTCGCTGGATCGTATGCAGTATACCAGCCATTTTTAGGCTTGACTACGAAACCGCCTTCAAGCGCAATATCAAGCAACCCACTCCATTTTTGAACTCCACCTTCCCAACTAACGCTGATTGGAATCTTGCTCTTTTCTTTTACAAATCGACTCTTTTCAACATTGATGATAAAGTGATAACCTTGGATTTCAGTGCCATCTTTATCTTGCTGACGACCAATAATCCAAACATTGTCAGCGCTATACATAATTCCAGTATTTGATACTACAAGTCCATTACTAAGAACATATTCATGATTTCCCGCAACGGTTATATCATAGACTTTTTTCTTACCTACTTTAGTTATTGATTTTAGTTTCATTATATATTTTTCTAATTTGATGCTTCGTTAAATTTAAATCAAGTTGTGCTTGACGTAATGATCTGTATTCTTTTCCATTTATTGTAATCGCGATTGTTTTTTTATCAGTTTTTCTTATCTGTGACGAATCGATATAAATTCCTGTTTCCTTATATTTACAGTTATTATTATGCCAACGAAAAATATTAGCTTTATTAGCTGTTTTTAATCCGCAGTATTTGCATTCGTATCGTTCTCCATTTATTTTTACTGACAATGAATATGGATTAATCCATACGTCTGTATTATACAATATTAAATCTGCTTTGTAAATGCGAATTGTTTCATTTGTATGAATATTTTTGAGCATTATCATGCCCTTTCTTCCCATTTTCTTTTTCTGTTCTTCTGATTTAGGAATGCCTAGAAATAAGGATGAAACTAATTTTTTATGTTCTTCGGTACAAATCCGTCCTGAATTTTTTTCCGCAATTTTCATTTTGGTTTCATCTGTGTGCTTTTTACCAAAAAAATTATTACCAGAACCTTTCATAGTTTCTCTTAATGCTTCAACATGAGCTTGCTTAGCGGTTTCATATTGTCTAGCGGTTATATTTCTTTTTTGGCCTTCGCTGCATCTTAATATTGAAAAAAATGCATGCGCAAGTTTAGATGTTCTATAATGTTTCCACAATAAATGATGAGCTAAAAAATGTTCTCGAAAAGATAATCTAATAATGTTAGATTTATCATCAGTCCCGCCTAAACATTTTGGTATTATGTGATGATTTTCTCCATATTCATTAGAATCTAATGGAAAATCCTTTCTTTTTTGAATTAAATTATTGTATACTTTAATGTGGTCCATATATTATCTATTTATACAACGGATAATATATGGACTATATTTTTTTAAATAATATCACATTCGATACCAATGGTAAGATCCTGCGCTTGAACCCACTGACCATTAACAGCAAATGGGTGGGTGTCAGAACAAACAACCTTATGCCCATCTTCAAATTCCAATTCATAGCACTCAGGCTCTCCTTCCAAAAGAGTATCCGGATCCCAAGTATGAGTGACATCTCGCACCCCATCACGAGTGATCACAAGATCACCAACCACAATTTCATTAATTGGTTTATTGTTACCGTCAGCAAGACGAACGAGTGTTCCTTCTTCAAAGCACCCACCGCTCACCACAGCCTTGCTAAACATTTCTTGAGTCTGATAGGTATGATTGATTGCAAGAAGTGGAATGTTTTTCATTGTCAGGTAGGGGGTTACCATACGAAACAATCCTTTAAGAGCTTTA